CAAAGGATTTTGATAAAAGGAAAAACGAAAAGACACACCCCTAAAGATTCAGAAAGTCCTTTAACCTGATAGCCACCCGTTTTGGATGTTTCTTGACTTCAGATTCCCATAGGACCAGACATTGGATTCCTATGACGGCGAAAGCCTCTACTAATTCTTCCTCATGCTCGAAAGGAGCTTTCCCCGTAAATATTCGGGAATGCCAATAATCCCCAAACACCTCTACCACCTTCGTGACATTTCGGTACGGATGTTCTGGATCTGGATTCGGGAGGACAAAGTCAGGGTTCTTATAACAGTCTAAGGAAACCAGCCTCTTCCAAAAAACACCATTCCCTGTAAACTTTAACCCCGGAGCCATCAAGGCTACTTTGCGCTCTAACAAATTCGGGCCTTTCGTACACAAACCCGGAAAAGGCGTCCCATAACGTGCAATACAGGTCGCCCGGCTTTTCTCCCTAAAGTACTCTAACTGAAGGGGGTGCTCTACACCATACTTAGCCTGAAAAGCCGCTACAGCCTTATCCCAATGCCCTTCTATAGCCCCAGGAAACTCCACACCATAACGCTCCTTTAAACAGGCCCTGACTTCCGCTTTGCCCTGTTCCGAGGCAAAGTAATGCGCCCCATAATGTTTCTCCATGGTTTCTAATTGTTTTTTACGGATCTCAGGGTCCATACCCGTCCAAGGCACACCGTACCTTTGCATGTTTGTCTTCTGTATTTGAGCCTTTACTTCCGGATGCCGAGACGGTTCCGTAGAACCATACTTTTCTATGTTAGTTTGATCTATCTTTTCCCGAAGAATCGGAGAGCCCCATCCTGACCCCCCATACCTTTCCAAACTAGTACTCTTGGTCTTAGCTCGAATTTCAGGTACTTGCTGTGGGTTATCCACCCCTTTTTCTCGTTGCCAATGCTCCCGGATCTTTTCCTGTACATCAGCCCACGCAAAGGGATTGTCTTCCCCCCTTAGTACGGGTCTCTTCCCTTCTAAAGCATCCTGTACCTTTCGGAAAGTTGAAGCCTCTTTACAAAAAGGGTTCTTAGCACCATAACGAACTTTATTAGTACTCTCCCGTCTCGCTACTATGTCTGGAAGATGTGTCGCTTCTAAAACCCCATGTCTTTCCAAATTAGTCTTTTGTCTACGCTCCGTCTGAGTCGCTTTACGATCTCGGTTTTGCCACACGGGACAATTTTTACGGTGCCGTTTCATTTGTGTGAGGCTCGTAGAGACATGATCACACAAACAAGGGGGAACCGCGACTCGACTTGCAGGGTTACATTTGGATAAATGGCGAGCATTTAGTTTATCGCCGGGGAATTCTCGATTACAAAATGGACATTGAACTGGCATATTGGAGCACCTCCAACAGTATCCTACCACAGCATACCGCCAAAGGCAAAACCACAAAGTTTCTGGGTGACATCACGCCGTGACCAAGATGCGGACCAAAACTACTTCTCACGCCCATCCCATATTTTGGCTGCTGTAGTCCACGTATAAATTTCATGGTACGTACTTTAGACTCAGTAGCCTTATCAAACATGGACTCTGAGTTTTGCTTAAGGCTTTCGTACTTAGAGGATTTCTCAATGGTCAGGGATACGCCCCCAATACTGTAATCAAACTCATCCGCGATCCAGTTGAGGGATACGGCGAAACAAGCGTGAGTGATGGCCCCCCAAAGGATAGCGGTCCTCCAAGCAGGCATTTGGCTCACTAGCAGGTCCATGGTGTTCAGCCCTTGACTTAGGGGTGGGAACATATTGAACCAGTCTAAGGACCGTTCTAGGTACTCTAGTAGCTCAGCGTCTTCCCATATCTGACCAAAGACCCTGTTATACTTTCCGATGGCACCTTCATGCTCTGGGGGTCTGAATTTATAAAATTTATCCGGGTTCTGATCCCGTAGTAATACTCGAAGCTTATTAATCATAGACCATTCGGAAGTACTGTAATTGACCAGACGTAAAGTTGCGGGTTCTACCACCTCAAACTGCTGTACTACTTCCGTTAGCGGTTGGGATATGTGTTCCCTGAAGTACCACCGGATACGGTAGTTTCCCAAGGAAGCGTTTCCAGGCACCATGAGTGCCGCATAGTACTCCCCTATCTGGGGATTCACGGGAGTTCTTTGAGGGGGTCCTATTAGGACTTCCATCTCAGGAGGGCCTGGGTCTACATAAAACAAGGCATAGTAAATCTCAGCGGCATTCGTGGGGTTACCTTGAGCATCAACTAAAAAGATGTCTAAGTCACCTCTACCTACAGTAAATCCTGGTGTGAACGAACTCATATTAGCCCCCTAGTGCAAGACCCCTTCAACTTCGGGGGTTAGTTCTAAGAGTAACTCCCCCAAGTAGGTCTGAAGCTGTGGAATAAAGTCTTGGTGTACTCGCAAACGTGCCACTACCGTAGCCTCATGCTCTTGCTGGGAATAGACACAAAAATCCAACAGCAACTCTTCACCTATATCCGGAAGTATTCGAAAGGCATTTACAAAGGCACCCATCTTCAGTTCCGGAGGGGTTATGATCGGGCAATCGTCTTTTCTATTCATTGACATCTTCCTTTTCTGTCCCATACCAAGATGATACCACGGCTTCCCCTATAGTAAGCCCACCCCCACCAATCAAAGTCCAAAGAATAAGCAGACCTAGGTTACTCCGGAAGCCCTGTACCAATAAACCATTGACCATTGACCAGCAAAGAAAGATCAACCAACCGGCGTGACCACCCACACAAAAGGTGCATTCCAGCATCCAATCTAACCACACATACTTTCCCATTAGGAAGGTAGCCTTATTCCTGATAAAGAAGGCCAGCCCATACATAGCTAGAAGTAGCTGCCAAGGTGGCAACACCGTTGTAATCATTATCTCACCACGGAATGGGTTAAAGACTTCATAGTTCTGATCTCATCCGCATAACTAAGGGCGGAGACTTTTGCCGTCCTATTGTAGAAGCCATTTTTCAAATCACGCATTCCCTCAGTAAGTTCAAATATGAATTGAACTCTACCGCCCTCCCAAAGGGCTTCCTGAAAAAGAACACCGGCCACCTTCAAATAAGCGGCATAGTATAAATCAGATGTTTTATATGTTTCTTGATCCATTTTAGGTATCTCCTCATTGTTAGACATCCCAAAAGCAAGGGGGTCTCCTACAAGAAGCTAAAATATAGGCGTTTCAATGGCCCCCCTGGGAAAGGGGAGCCATGTTCATCAGAAGAGGGGCTTCTTAGTTAGTGATCACGGCGCCTGTAGCGTCATAAACCACAACGGCTGCACCGATATGGGTAGTAGGGATAGGTGTGGTGCCGTCAACAAAGAATGCTGTACCACCATCAACGGCTGCGAGGCCATACACGTAGGAAGGATTGTTCCAAACGTAAGTAGCGGCTGCTAAGACACTAAGCTGACCAGAGAATCTGCTCAAGTGTACCATTCCTGTGTCAACGAAGGATCTAACATCACGCCAATCAGCGGGATAAGTCACGATACCATTCACTGTCACGGGAACTACAAAGCCACCAGCGGGGGTATGAACACCTGCGGGCTCAAGCCAAGCGTGTGCGGCACCAGATATAACAGTAGCATCCGCCACCTTATAAACTGCACCACCAACAATACTCAGGACTTCTTCAACGGTAGAAGTTGAAGTTGAAGTAGTCAAATCGGAAAGAGGACCTACTGCAACATGAATGATGGCATCCAGGGCTGCAAGGGTCAGTGCGGTTCCAGCAGTTATTGCTGCCAAGATAGCCGCCGAAATAGCATTTGCCCTGGCCGGTGTCAAAGTGATGTTACCAGCACCATTGTCCTGATCCGCTAAGTTGTCCGCCATATAAGCTGCAAGCCCATACGTGTCTCCCGTCATGGTATCCGTACCCGCGCCACCAAAAGCGGCTACGGTGTCTGCCTGTAGGGAATAGGTCAGGTAACCAGTCTGTCCAGCACCTTCATAGATAGACTTCTGTGAAGAGTTAGGCTGCAGATCCAAGATCTGAAGCATGTTGTTGTCAATGTCATTACGAGCTATTGCGATATATGCTCTTGCCATAATACGTTCTCCTTACGCCAGGACGAGGCCTGTGTCATCATAAACTGTTAAAAGTTTTGCATTAGTTACTTCAGGGAAATCCTGACTGGGCTGATATGTCCAAGGATAATGGGGGCCATAGTCACTGTCCGGCCACAAGGTAACCGGGGGCATACCTGTAACCTGGCCATATGTAGCCAATGTTCCGCTATCCAAAGAAATCTGGAAAGATCCCGTATCCGCGGTATGGCGAATAGGAGTTACTTCACGAGCAACCCAATCACCACCAGCGGTATTAGGTCTAACTTCCCCGTTGCCCCACTGTCCGTCCTGAATCAGAACGAGCTGTGTGAAACCACCATTCGGACCTGCCAAACCATAGGTAGCAGTTCTATAAAGATAGGTTGCTCCCGTCTGGGGGTTAGTCTTCAGGATCTTGTATCCACGACCGGCCATGATATTCAGAATATCAGAAACCAAGCCAACGGAATTAGAACCACCAGCATTAGTCAATTCAGCACCAGCCTCAGCGGAGAGGATGGTATTGATATCCGTCAAAGCTAAAGCGGAACCAGCATCTACTCTTGCCTGAAGGGCTGCGGAAGTCGCTACCTGCGTTGCGGATAACCAAGCCATGTTGGTACGAGCCAAAACACCGTAAAGGGTAGTAGCCGCATCCAATGTGGTCCGTACTGCGGAAGAAACCGCTAAGGTCATACTTCCGGCGGAACCAACCAAAGGAGCACCAGCAATCGTTACGGGTGTAAGTGTGAGGAACTCGTCAGCACCAGGAGCAAGGGCAGTTACATAGGTACTACCTGAAGCTACCGTTGCGGCCTTCATTGCAGTAATAGTTGCGGCATCTACAAGGGCTACCCGAAGAGAAATAGCTACGATGTTGTTATCCGCACCTGGTGTTGCTGCCAAAGCATCAAACTCTTGAGAGGCTGCAACTGCAGGAGCCGCTTCCAAAGTCCCACCGGCGGGGAGAAGCGTAAAGTTTGCACCACCAGTTGACTCAATAAAAGCAAACTCACCGTCCAAGCCTCTAAGATCCGATGTGACGGTCACTACAGCCGATGTACCACCAACATTGTCCGCTGTAACAGTGGAGCCTGCAGGTGCCTGTGCTAGAATCAATGCTTGTGAAGCAGGATCATTAATAGCCGCTACCAAGCTAGTAGCACAAGCGATTTCTGAAGCACCGGAGGAGGCCACATCATTAAACGTTTGATTTGCAGGTACCGCACCACCTGCCACTGCTGTAAACGCCTCACCCTTAATAGTAACGGAGTCACCAACAGCGGCACCTACCAAAACCTCAACGGTTCCTTCTGCATAGTTAGCTATTGCGGTTAGTGCCACACCCGCTACTGTTATGGTATCACCGTGTAACGGCCCTACCATTGTAACTACGGAAGAAGCACTCTCCAAACCACCGGGCTCTATCTTATCCATTAGATAAGCGTTCAAGCCTTCGACGTCTTGAGTAATACCACCGGCAGCGTTTGTAGTCACCACACCAGATAAAGGTCTATTTACATACCTTGTCTGTGCTTGCGGCCCCGAAGGGTTCGCCTGTGACGCGTTAGGGAAAAGATCTAGAACCTGAAGCACCCCATTGGGAATGTCATTTCTAGCTAAACAGATATAAGGCATAGTTCACCTCGTCATTAAAGAGTAATCATTTACTCGTAAACCCAGTCATCTGGGCGAAAATATAATGTTTTTATTTAGGGGGATCTGATTAGATAAGGGTAGCTGACTAAACGATGGTAGCCACAACACTAAAGGGGATCGCCGCACCGGAGGCACTATCCGCAGCCACTATAAACTCTCTAATGCCAGGAGATGTGGATGCGCCACCCGTGGGGGTAATTTTCTCACCCGGGGCTAAAGCTATCATAGGCATCCCTAAACCCAAGGAAAACAACATAGTGTCCCCAACAGATAGATTCGTCACCGTCAATGTAGACGCCGGACGGGACATATAGATGTGTAAGGGCAACGGGGTTTGAATCGTAGCATCAAATACGGGGGGTGTTCCACCTAGACAACCGGTAGCCAAAGGAGCTAACGCTTGAAGGTTTATGGACTCTGGACTTGAAGCCATCATAAACTTAGGAAGGATGACCATGATAGGTCCCCTAATAGCATAACCCGTATTCACAGGCCCCGCACTAGCTAACCATGTACCGCCACGTTGTTCCTGTAGACGTGCAAATAACAAATGGTCATCTGACAGACTGATACCCGCAACCAAAACATCCGTGGGATCTACTTGAAAGCTGGTGTTACCTCTACGGCATTCCTCAACCCGCATGCCCCGACGGGTAATCTGGGGTGTTTGCCCCATACTCTCCCGCATGACATTCATAACGGACACGCCACCAGTACCAGCTAAACCACTAGCTGTTAGTGTACCGTACGCATTCTCAATAGAATCAGCCATCCAAAGTCTATAGGCCGTTGTCCCTGGACGGGTCCGGACTATGAAATCCATGAAGTTGGTAGCTCTTTCTAATAGACCGGGAGTAACCGCAAAGGGTCCAAAAATCTCGTTCATTTCTTACCTCGTTTTTTTTCTTTCTGCACTAAAGGCTCATAACTTGTAATGTCTTTGCCCTTACTAGCAGCTAGTTTCTGTGCATCCTGCCAAGAACCTGTTTCCTCACCCTCTACATTTGGTACCATGGGTTTAGGGGGGGCGACATGGTCCTTCATTCTCTGGCCCGCTTTTTCTCGTCTCTCTAACATTTGTTTCTTGACCCGCATATTTTTACTGGGCCAGTCATCCCCCACGAGAATGAAATTGCAGGAGCTTACTTGCCGCTTAGTTTCTAAGCTACCACAAGCAGGGCAAGCCTGGGGAACATCGAAATCCGCAAGTTTCACCACCTCTTCAAAACTCTCCTCACATTTCTCACATGCAAAATCATAGACTGGCATCTTAACCCTCCACTAAGCCTAATGACTTAAGATACCGTTGTGCCACCCTCATTCTCGCATCTAAACTACCTTTCTTTTTCATATGGGGTCTAACCAATGTCCAACCCTTCACTAAGTTTAGTACAGCCAGAACATGCTTACACGCCCGATGAGTACCGTCAGGGTCCTTTGTAGCGGGGCTGGCGGCTGTTCCGCGAGGATTCCCGTACAAGTAGCCATCTGCCTTTGCCCAGTGCTCAGGGCCTTGCCATTGCCAATAAGGACAAGAGCAAGATACTAAAATATTCATCTTAGAAATAGCCATGACATTTCCCTTAGCCAAAGCCTTTAGCTTCACTCTATAGGGAGCACCCTTTGAAGAGGGTACGTCAAACAGCCATACTAGTTTCTTAATGTCCCTACGGATAGTTTTAGGGGACAAGGATTGAGCTTGACCTTGTAGCTTCGTAGAACATCCACCATGTATTTCCGCCAAGCGGGCTACCGCTTTGTTATTCACCATGTCTGAATTCCAAGGAATCACCCTAGAAGAACCAGGCATGTCATATACCTTTTGTTCCTCATTAGGTAGAAACCCTGGGAGAGGGGTCTGTTCGACAGGCTCTTGTCTCTTAGCCCTATCAAAGTTTTGTTCCGGAGGCGCCGTTGAAGGTTCCTTCTCCATCATCCAAGCACTCTTATCAAACCAAGTATCTAACAACTCTTCCCCTTCGCCCTCTTCTTGGAAATCTAATTCAACATCCAAGTAAGCGATAAGCCGGTCAAAGTCTTCTACCCTCTCAAAACGAACGACATCAAAGAGTTGCTCCAAGGGGATTACTATCTTAGTTTCCGCAACCCAAACGATTGCCCAACCCTTAGCGACATCCAAAACGGATAGAAAGCCCCATTCCTGATAGGGGAGATACAACACTTGTGCATTGAGACCCCAACCGGAGGAGGTTTTATTCTCACGCCGGTAATCCTTAGCCCTCTCTTTATTTGTGGAAACCCCCCCAGGGTGCCGCTCATACTTATGGGGGTGGTCCTGTCTTAGGGTTTTCTTCCGTTTGAATTGAGGCTTACGCTTGTTTTTCTTATACCAACGGTCCATCTTGGTCTTAATCTTGGATCTATTTTTCCGGTAATACTTCTGGTAGTAACGCTTTGCTTGCCCGGTCTGATCCTTTTGACGCTCAAAGGCCATGTTTTGCCTACGTGTAGGTGTGGTTCTAGGTTCCAGAAACACCTCTTCAGTATCCTCCCCAGGTACCGCTAAAGTACGGGTGCGGTCTTTATGTAGGGGTCTTCCATCCAAAGCATCCTCAGAAGACGGAGGGGCATTAAAATTAGTAGGGCCTACAGACTTACTTCGAGAGTTAGGGGGAGAAGGCAAAGCACTATCACTAGGATCAGTTGAACTTGGCATAGTGGCATCTGAATTTGGAAGAAAGGTCCTCCAACCGGACAACTCACCTATAGGACGGGTGTAGCCCGCAGTTACCCTACTGCTCATCTAAAAACCGCTTCGCTACCTTCTTAGCTTGGTCTGATATCTGAGTACCACCAAAAGCTGCCTGTATAGCTTCTTCCACCATGGTTTTATCCGCTAAAGGAAGACGGCTAGTTAAAAAGTGTTCTCCCATCTTAGCTAAGGCTAAACCTGTACGATCCAAAGCCAGTTGTAACTGACTAAGCCGTTCCGGTAACGCCACAATAACATCTCCGGCCACTTGGTATAGGTGATCCTTCTGGTCGGATGCTTCCACTAAGGATTGGGCTCTGTCTATAAGGTGTTGTAAACGATGTGATTCTACACGGGCTCGGGATACTCCTTCATTAAGAAGTGCCCATGCTGCTTGGCTGCTTGCTTTTTTATCTAACATAACATTCTCCCAGGGCTTACCGCCTACTGGGGTGGTCCGATAAATCAAAAAGCGAGATTTAGGAGATATTCGCTTTTCGAAGAGCAGCGTCTAACTTCACAACCACGGTCTTTACCTCGGCTTTACGGATAGCTGCAATGATCTTAGGCTGATCCTTATATTCCATTGCCCGCTTCACTCTGTCACGCCAGTGGCCTTTTTTATCCCATACAAAAGCTGGGGTCTTAGTTGCCTTCTTGGCTACAACAGGGGTGGCAACCACCTCAGGGGTAACAACCTTAGTTGAACCCGCAGTTATGGCATCCGGAAGTAACTCACCTAAATCGGAACCCTCTTTAGACTCGGCGACATCACCCGTTGCACCACCGGCGCCCCGCTTAGTAATGTCCTCTCCGCCTTCAGCTTCCTCATTCACTTTAAGGTGTGTTATATTCAGACCTTTCTGGCTTTCTATCCGACGAGTTGCTTCAGCGGCATCATGCGAATCCCCTAAAGAGATTTTTTGCTTGGGGTCGGAACCTATCTTAGCTACCGTAATTCCGCCCTGATCCTCATAGATATCTTCCTGACGCTCTAAGGCAAACTTCTTAGGTGCTGGGACCTCTACCTGCTTAGGTGCAGATACCGTCAAAGGAATCTCTACTTGCCTAGGTGCGGATACTACAGGCGTAGCTGAGGATTCCACAGTCCTTTGTGCTATAGCGGCTTCGACATTTTGAGGCTGTGCAGATTCCGGGGGTGTGATAAAGGGCTGGTCAGCCGCAGCTTTCCTAGCCGCTTCCCTACGGTCCTCAAAGTTGGTCAAAGAACCTACGGCCAATTCGTCATCTACAATGGCCTCAACCTTAAAGGCTTCGCCCCGTTCCATACCCTCGGCAGTAGCAGCCTTGACTGTCACTCCAGCGGGCTTAGGTATCATCCTTGTAGAGACAGTATCCGAAACAGGAACAACCCACCCAGCCCTAATAGAGCCCGTAAGTGACGGTAAGTTATAGGTTTGTCCCCCATACTTAAGAGTGAAACCATCAAATTCCAATTCAGAATGTGCCATCAAATCTATACCGTATTGTCCTAGATGAACACTTCTATCCAGAACACGGAACTTTTGAAACTCGTTTTGTTTGAAAACCAAATCCATCTTTATCCTCCAAGTTTACGGCGAAGGGCATTAAAACCATCCACGTCACTTGCTCACTATACCCACGACTACAGAAGTGTTTGGACGCTTAGATAAAAATTATTTGATTCTTTTGGTATTTGGGCCACGAAACCCACCGCATTATTAGGAGCATAGACCGCCCCGGACATGGTAGCCTCGTCTTCTGAGGTGAACCACCCCCGTAAAGATAGGTACAAAGGGTCATTAGGCTGATAGACAATATCCACCAAAGGCCCCGCTAACCTAGAGGCATAGGTATGTCTCTCAAAGGTAGAGGTACTAAAAAGGGCACCACCGAAAAGCATAGTAGAAAACCTGTAGGTTATCTGACTTTCCGTGATAGCCGTTATTTGATCTGCAGCCTCATCAGAACCCCAAAGAAGAAGCCCACCAAAACGACCATCAGAAAAGGTCACTGTCCTCTCGTCATCCGTCCCGGGTGTCCACATCACACCTTGGCCACCGGACCAACCTGCCGAAAGCATTGCACTGTCTACAGTAACGGTAGTGGTGTCCATCTTGAAAAAGACAATACAATCACGGGCTCGGACTATTTCTGTTATTAGTTTTCTGGTCATTATATACCCGTCATCAAAACTAATCTGTTATTGTTTGCTGCCCTAGGTGGCTGTACTACTGAACCCACTAACCAAGTATTAGGAGCCCTAGGGTCCCCTGAAAGAGTCCATTCATCCTCATTCGTAAACCAACCACGAGAAGAAAAAAGAAGCTTCTCCCCTGGGGTATAAACAATGTCTACAAGAGGAGGCGCCAACCTAGAGGCGTAGGTGTGTTGCTCAAAGGTATCCGTAGATAGAAGCCAGTTCCCTGTACAGAACACAGTAAAACGTTCCAGCACCTGGTTTTGAGTCATCCCAGTATATCTATCTGGGATCTCATCGGAACCCCAAAGAAGGAAACCACCATAAAGACCGTCAGAAGCCGTCACCATAAATTCGTCTTCAACACTATCCGTCCAAACAACACCTTGACCACCACGCCAACCCGTTGCCGCCAGGGACTCTGAAATCGCTACAGTATAAGCATCCCCTTTAGAATGAACTACACAATCTCGGGTACGGAAGATTTCAGCCATTAGAAAAACACCTGTGTTGTTATGTAGAAGTCATTCCCCGCATTCGGGGCTTGTACTACGGTACCATAATTATGAGTATTGGGTGCCCTAGGGTCTCCGGAAAGAGTCCATTCATCCTCGGTGGTATAACGTCCCCCAAGGGATAGGTAAAGAATATCCGACTCTACATAGGGGATCTCTACTAAAGGTCCCGCCAACCTAGAAGCATAGGTGTATCTCTCAAAAGCGGTAGTCATAATTAGCCAACCCCCAGTAGATAAGGTGGCGACACCGTAATGAGGCTGGTTTTGAGTGATGGCAGTAAAGCGGTCCCCTATCTCATTAGAACCTTTCATCAAGAAGCCGCAACTAATACCATCCGTGGTTCCCACTACGAAACCCTCTTTGGGGGAGGCTGACCAATTGACCGCCTGCCCTCCAGCCCATCCGGGACCTGTTAGACTAGCATCCAGCTCTACACCAAAGGCATCACCTTTGAATAGGACTACACAATCTCGGTTTCTGGATATCTCCGGCAATACGCACCTCCTAACAAGGGTATCCTTATTAGACGTTTAACCAAAGCTGAATATACCTTCTTTATGGTAACTTAGTAGTAGGAGGTATCCCATGAAGAAATTTATTTTATTATTCGCCTTACTCGGTGCCTGCAGTCCCATAGTGCAAGGAACCCATTGTGAGGCCACTAACACCTCGCGGTGTTTCCAAGAAAATGTAGAGCTTTGCGGCCCCAATGGTCAATGGACTCTAGTTATGGATTGCCCGCAACTGGGCGATAACTGGACATGTAAAGCAATAGAAGACGGTGACTTTACTTGTCAAAAGGAGACTGAATGAAACCTACACCCCAACAAGTAAAAGACTTCTGGGCCTACATGACGGCCAAGTATAAGACCAGGATGATAAATAAAACAACCGCCCCTGAAATGAAACTCATCAGTGAAGCATTAGACCTTATAGGGATAATCAAAAAGGAATCCTTCCTGACCCACTTCACGACTACCATAGGGAAAAGCATTTATGTCCCCTTTGAGGTAGGCGTTGAATCCCCAGGGCATTCCTTATGGTCCCAGATAGTTATCTGTGCTCACGAGCATGAGCATGTCCTACAAGGTAAAGACGCTGCTTTTGAAATTAAATATCTAACAGATGAGACTTGGAGAGCTACTTTTGAAGGTGAGGCCTACAGAACTAGTATGACCATGGAATTCTGGGCCACAGGTAAAGTCCCTTCCCCGGATAGATATGTAAGGTCCATGAAGTCCTATGGTATTAGTGCCGACAACCTTAACTTTTTCCGCCGCTACTTAGAGATATCTATTCCCGCCCTCAAACAGGGAGCTATCCCTGGCCCCGCAGCTAAGACCGCTATCAAATGGCTAGACGAAAACGCTCCGGAACTACGGTACTAACGCCGAAAAACTAAAAGGGGCTCTCTCGGCTTTACCCTGTTTAATGCCGCCAAAGGCATCCCCAAAGTCTCAACCAAGTGTAGACCCTCTTCTTGAGCAATCCGCTTTGTATGCTCTACTAGGGGTATTCCCGACACATCCGCAATATTAAGGACAACACAAGGAGCGGACGCTGCGGCCTTTTGAAGGACTTTCCGAAGAAAACCCTCTAACCACCCATCCAGTTCTTGATAACGCCTCCAGGACTGTCCTTGGCCGCCCTCATACCGCTCCTGATGGAAGTACGGGGGGGAAGTGAAAACCAAGTCCACATTCGGGGGGACAAAAGATTCCGCCGTAGTATGGACTAACGTAACATCCTTTTGAAGACACTTGGCCAAACGCCTATTACCCTCAATAGTCTCTAAGTCTGCATCCGTGCCTATATACTGCACCCCCGCAGCAAAAGCCCCTAGCATACGCCCCCCATATCCAGAGCAAGGGTCCCAAACCGTGCCCCCACAAGGACAATAACGCTCATAAATAAAACGGGCTACCGTAGGCCGAAATATTGTAGGCGTCCTGCAATTCATTGTCACAGCCCTTAGCACCCTATGAGGTACCACGGGATCTCCTACTTTTAATTGAAAACGAATTGCTTGACGAAGATCCTTTTCATTATGCCAAGCCTCTAAAGCACTTTTAGCCCTTCCAGATTTAGCCCCGTAACGATTAGGAAAAAAAGGAGTGCATAATGAAAGACCCATTCTACGGATAGGCATAACGAGATCTTTTTCAAGGTGTACTTCTGACGCCAGAAACTTCTCAAACTCTTTTTGAGCCAAAATCTTGTCCGGAACGGGTAAAACAGGTAAAGGCATATTTTTAAGCACACCATAAATATCCTCAACCCACTTCTCTTGCTCTTGTGCCCCCAAGGATGCCCACAGAACCGGATTGAACGCAGACAGCACCCTTTCACCGTCCTGACAAGAAAGAGTATGTTGGCTGTCCCCTAGACCCCTAGTAACCCCCGCCACATCCAATCGTCGAGCTACAGTGCTTTCACCCACATCAAACAATTGTGCAATACGAGTAACAGTCATCCCGTGCTGATAAAGTTCCGCAGCTCTTTCCGCAGTTAATTGCCGAGCATTTCTATGGACATATTGCCCCGGTTTTCGATACCCCGGAAGTTTGTAAAGCATGTGGGGATGTAAATAAGGTTCCACAAGACTTCGAAACTCAAACTGCTGAAGAGGGAAACAGATAACTTGGTTTCCCCCTTCCCCATATAATTTAGGAGTTAAGCCCAAACGGCGTAAAGCTTTCAGTGCTCGGCGCCGACTAACATTATCAAGCCCAAAATGAATGCGGGGCTCCCCCCTAGGGGACACACTTCCATCATCCATATACCATACGGCAAGAATGAAGGGGGTAATCAATTCGGGCAATACCTCCGGGAAACGTTTAACTCGTTTTGGGAGGGGGTAAAACAAGTCATATAAATCTCGCAACTGTGGACATGAACGTGAAGCCAAACAAAGGCTGTGGAAAGCTTTACCCTTACTTTTCTTAGTGGCTTTATACACGGTAGAAAGGTACGCCCCCAACTCTTGAGCCTTCCACTCAGTATACACCCCTGCCTTTTCGGCATGCCCCTCACAAAACCGAGCTGACTTATTGCTGGATGCCCTCATCCCCCCGTCACCTAAAAGGGACCCTAGGAGTAATTCCCGTTGTCTATCCGTGAGAGGCGGCAGGCTTTGCTGTAATCGACCCGTTTTCCCCAGAGTAGGAATACCCCATTTCCTTCTGAACCTCCCTATCTGCACTTGGGATGTCCCAAACTTATGTGCAATCTGTGTCTCGGTTAGGAGCTTCTCTAAATACAGATGTTCCAATTCCGTTTTACTAATTGGCATGCCACCCCCAGTTATCTTTATCCCTAGCTTATGTATACAACGAAAAAAAGCCTAGGGCAAAGAGAATAGGAGGGGCTAAAAAAAACAGGGGTGTCAAAAAAGAAAACCAAAGGGGCGTAAAAAAGTTAAAAAAAGGGGGTTCGAAACTAGTCCGAACCCCCCTTTTTAGTCCCTTATTTACAGGGATTATGCTCTGGTAATTGTCAGTCTAGTCAATCCGCGGGGATTGAAAGCGCCGATACCTAGATTCTCGAATACCGAGAAGCCGATGGTACGTGCTTTAGGATCATCCGCAGACAAAGCAGTCAATTCTGTACGAACCGGAATCCGTCCAAAGTGTTCAGGCTCTGCACAAACATACACGGTACCGACCGGAACCAAACGACTAACGACGATCTGGGCGCCCCAAAGGGTAGCCATAAGACCTGTCTTCAGCAATGTAGCCTGGGTTTCGATATCGAGGATATCTCTACCGAACTTACGAAGATCAGCATAATCGCGTGCATTCATGTAAACACGAGCTACACGGAGATCATGTCTTTCAACGAGCCCGAAAGCATCGGAAAGAACTGCACCTGAAACAGGAGCTACCACCGGTATGTCAGGATTGATCTGACCCGCGAGGGAATCAAAACCTGCTGTTGCGATGGAATCAAGGACGGCGAATACACGTTCGTCCTCTGCAGCCTGGATCTGTGCTTTCGCCAAGTCAAGGGAACGCTCGATAAGATCGAAGCGTCTTTCCTTAATCTGGGACAGCGGGATTTCAGGGTTAGACGCAATCTCGAACAACGGGAAAATCACACGCCTAGGCTTGGTGATTGCCAGAATATTCTGACCCTCTTCGCCTACTACGTATGCCGTAACATCGGGATCTTTGTCATAAATGGGTAATGCACCATCGGGAAGCTGCTCTACCAAGAAGGTCTTACGACCTACGGCAGCGTAGTCACGACGGGTACGGAGAGGTTGAGTCATTGAGGCAGCAAGCTTGGCCCGCCCTGCGGCGGTCTTAACATACTTACCAATGACTTGCTGTTTTACAGCATTTGTCATTTCACTCATGGTAATTATATCCTTTGATCCCAAACAACTTCCGTCTGGAAGGCATCTGGAGCCATTTTGACCACGCCAATGATCGTTGATTGATTCCGGTCATTCATCACGAAACCCTGAGCAGTCAATTCGGGCTGATCCAATCCCTCGGGGGACATGGTAGTCGCGTCATTTGCCTGCCATTTAGGCATCAGAAGACCGTTACGACTGGCCATAAGCTCATTACCAACGTTGTAAGTCAGTAAGTTGCCACCAGTGTACTGGGCTGCAATTGAGTCAGTGCAAGTCGCAATGATGTCAGTCTCGTACAGGGCTGAGCCGTATGTACCTTGACCGCAAACATAGGGACCCTTCCCTGAAGCCACCGCGGGGAGGTTTTCAAAGGAATTTCCTGCTGCAGAGTTAATGAAGATACCGAGGGGGCGATACAAGCGTCTCAAAAGTACATCTCCTAAAAGAGCAGTTTGAATTGCGCTAGTACCGGCGCCGCCGATGAAATTGTTTCCCGCGTCTGGACGACCAAAAGCAACGGAACCTGATAATACACCAACCAATGTGGTGTTCAAGTTCGTTGAAATGTTCGTCGCAAGAGCTACGGGGTTTGCTTGAGTGAACGCGTCGTCCGTCAAGGCTCCAATACTATTCCTGATACCAAGATTAAGTATTCTGAGAGCACTTGAAGATTCGGTCCACCCTCCGCTGGCCTGTCCGTGCAGTGGCATGTGTTATCCTCCTTGCACATTGTTTACAGGGCAGGAGTTTTCTCCACCTCATCACAGCGATAAGGTTTTTTGCCCTTCTTCTACTAATATGTCTTCGGTATTTACCAAAAACCGAATAAGTTGGTACTTTTTAAGCCCGCACCCCTAAAACTTTTAGGGATGAGGGCCTAAAGTTTGTACTACTTGAAAACGCTAGACACATCAGGAGCACTTTCCCAAAGATTGGTAAGGCTACTGATCTCATCATTTCCTGCCGAAGCGGTACGAGTCACAGAACCTACACGGGAAACACCCTTAGAAGGTTTGCGGGGCTGAGGACGCTGGGAGGCTTTCTTAGCTTCCTTCTCGTCTTCATCTTCATCGTCGCCAGCTTTCTTAGCTTCTTTCTCGTCTTCGTCTTCTACTTCATCTTCGCCTTCAGCTTTTTTAGCTGACTTACCGCCAAAGATCTCTGCAAGAAGAGCGTCTTCGTCATCGTCCATGTCTATGGGGTTGCCCATAGCGTCCATATCGGAATAGGAATCCTCTACCGGCATGTCGTTCTCAAACGTCAAGTCGTCCAAGTCACCATCATCGTCAGCCATTACAGCTTCCATTTCAGGCTCGGTTCCGTAGGCTTCCTCTTCCATTTCCGCAAGAAGAGCTACCTCTTCCGCATCCAGGTCAGCCTTTTTCTTGCCGCTTTCCTTCTCATCTTCGTCAGCATCTTCTTCTTTGTCGTCCTCAGCTTTCTTGCTGCCTTCAACTTCGTCATCCTCGTCGTCATCGTCAGATGCCATAAAGGTATTCAACTGGTCCTGCAAGGTGGTGATCTTAGCGGCCAAGTCTCTAATGGTAGCTTTCTTGCCACCCTCAACTTCGTCGTCATCATCATCATCTTCGTCATCCCCAGCGGCCTTTATATTGGAAGCCATAAGCTCATCAAGCTCATTATCTTCCATATAAACGGTTTCGTCGGGCTCGGGCATATCCATGTCGTCACTCAAGAAATCGCCACCTAGACGCTCCAATGTGGAAGCCAGATGTCCATCAGGCCAATCCATCATTGTGAAAGCCTGCTCCTCAATCATCGAGGCAGTAACGTTGTCACGGCCCTGAAGCATAAGATTAGCAACCTTCAAGCACTTGTCAGCCTTAGCCTCTGCCATAGCTATGATAGAAGCCTGGAGCCCCTTAGCTTCTTTCGGTACCCGAGGAGGGTTGACGTGTGCGGGATGATCCTGGTCCTCATCATCATACCCAGGATCTGCGGGAGGATTACCCTGCGGATAAGGGGGAGGATTCGGCGTTTCGGCCCAAGCGTCAGGGTCACCCTGAGCATAAGCTTCTAATGTCGGATCTGGCTGGTGTGCCGGGTGATCTTGGTCTTCTGTCCCATACCCGGGATTAGCCGGTGCTTCAGATGCCAAGCGATCTTTTTCTTTCCATGTTAAACGTTCTCTCATTTCTTTTTCCTCCGTGATTCCTGATTAGATGGAAAGGCTTGAGTACTGCTCTCAAGAGACCCCCTCCTGAAAAGCATAAAACCCAATCTAAGTAATACCCCAGCCTCTTTAACTTGCGGCACCCGTTTCAAACTCACTGTACAAGCCTCACGATATTCCGAGGCAGACTTATACTGAGCGGGACTCCCTACAACCAAAGCGGTACGGTAAAGCTCTACCGGAAAATGTATTCCAGCTTCCTTATTAAATGCAGCTATCGCATCTACAAGAGCCGCATCAGAAGAAGCGACCTTACAAATAGCACCTAGCCCGGCTTTATAAAGCCGCTGCTGCGTTGCCAGTTTATTCAAATTCTCATTCGTAGACTCAGTTGGTGAATGTGGTTCCTCTGGAGTAGCTAAATCATCTTTTAAACGTTTCTTTAGCCTGTCCATAACACTTCGGTAAGCTTCTTCCTCTACCTCTTTTAAAGGGGTAGGGGTTTTGGGTTCCGGAGCTGCAGGTTTCTCAGCGGGGGTATCTGAGGGCTCATCCGCAGAAGCGTCTGCATCCTCTTCCCAACCAGCTAAGAAGTTGTCACCCACCCTGAAAGATGTGTGTGTTGGAGTTGCTACCGTCCGAACGGCTTCACCTAGGGAAGCTGCTTTTAGATTAGCATCCTCAGACCACTGTGGCGGAGGCGTTGATAGAATCTCTTGCGCTAACTTTGCAATAGAATCCGTAGCCTCAATAACATTACGAGCAACTGCACCCGTAAAGGCCGGGGATTCAACCCAGGAGGCCTCTACAAAGTTTACACCGCCCGTTGGGTCTATACTTTCATGTCCACACAGTTCCGCTATAGTGGTCTTTACACCTTGCTCATCAAAGAAGGTGTTTCCCTTCTCATACTTAATGTGGGAGCACATCTCGGTTTCATCCGCTGCCCAATGTCCACACTTAGTACAGATAGTCCCGTCAACGGTACAACCCATAGACAAGGTTCCCATTGCACCACTTTCAATGGCTTCTACTAGCTCCGTATGCTTACGGTCTGTAGCAATGAGAATATCCACATATATAGCGTCCCCGATGTCCCGAGCTACAGCATCAATGATCCGACCCTTAGACAGATCCTCAACCTGAACATGCTCTACAAAGTTATGGCCCCCAACAAAGGTTTGGAATGATTTAAGTAAAACACCCCTAGACCAAGCATCGAAATTTGAATTGATGTACTTATCAGCCTCAGCCTTAATACGGAAATCTGAGTACTTACGGTTGACCCTAAAGCCAGCCTCACGTACTGCACCCGTTACTACGTCTTTAGGGGTGTAAACATCTACTGAGGCTATGATAGTAGCGTGTGTAAGCAAAAACTTCTTGGGGTCAAATTGTTGACCTAAGAATTCAGATGCTCGCTCTACTAAGTTAGACCCAAGTTCCGTTCCACCTTTAGACTTAGAAGCTGTCCTGACCTTGCCCCATTGTTTACGGGACACTCTAGGATGAAGAACTTTTGCTGCTGCATATTTAGTGAAGGCCATTATTCAATACCCCCCTCATTTACAACAACGACTTCCACGCAATCCGGATGACCCTTAATGTCCTCACGTTTAATAAGGAAAAGGCATCCAGAGCAAGCAAGCAGTCCTACACTGATTCCGTCTCTTCTTTTATATGTAGCAGGACGTAAAACAATGTCCTTACATTTAGGGCATGTAAAACGTCCACTATCAGTCTCCCCTTTAGTCGCACGATAACGACGGTCAGGGGCAGCCCAGTAAAGGGCTTTCTTAATGTAAGCGGTAGCTACACGTGTAACTGACTCTAATGGGTAAGGTCCACCAGGTACGGATACGGTGCCTACGCCGCCGGGGACATTTGCATGCCCCACAGCAGGTGGCTTCAACATCCGTGACTGGAAACGGCCTAAGTCCTCTACAGCGGCCCTTTCGGAACCGTGGGGCCATTCGACATCCACCATCCCTATTGCAGGCCAAACCGCTTGTACTGTCCCTGCCAGATCTCTGTTACCCCCTATAAAAGGGTAGACGAGATCCCCGACAGAGAACTCTGAGGCTCTCTGCTGATAGTCTACAAATGCAGACTTGGGACTGGTCATCGTATTCTCCTTAGGCCTCAAGATTGAATCCATGGGAAGCTTTCTTGTCTTCTTTCTTGTCTTCTTTCTTGTCTTCTTTCTTCTCGTCCTTCCCGTCGTCCTTCCCGTCGTCCTTCTTCTCTTTTATGAATTCTTTGAACTGGGGAGGAACTTCACCGGCTTTCTTGTCTTCTTTCTTGTCATCGTCCTCAACATCATCATCCTCAGCTTTCTTAGCCACTTTGATAGCGGCCTGGATCATTGCGGAATCAGAGTCATTGGATAAGATGTCCAAAGCTTGCAAGGTACGCTCTGCATGCTCTGCCGTAGCTGTCCCGGCAAGAATGTCACGCTGGACATCCAAAACGGCACTAGCAAGGCTAAACATATCAATGGAGCTGGTACGACTGGCTTCGTCATGTAGTCTAGCAAGGTAGGAACCGAGCTTAGCGCTCAAGGCCTTACGACCAAGTTCTTCAAAAGCAGACTGCTTTCCAGGTGTGGGGGATTCGGGCATGGTACTTCTACCGTTGCTCAAGTCGCCTTGCTGGAATTTCTCGCGGAGTTCCCTGTTTTCTTGCTGCGTGAATTCACCCTTCATATAGGCTTCATCAGGTTCAGCTTCCATAGGACCGGCTTTTTCTTCGCCAATGTCTTCAGGATCAAAACCTTGCTCTTTAACAACATCAAGCTCGTCCAGAGCTTTCTTGCTAAGGCCAGCGGCCTTTTCCACATGGTCACTCAAAAGGTCACAACGATGAGCAAAGTCCATCGCTACCTTTTCGGGCACACCAAAAGTTTCAAATTCTGTCTGGAATAAAGTAGCGACTCTATCTAAGGTAGTTGTTACCTCACGAGCACCCTTCTTTGTCATTCCTGCCATGTTTATTGCCTCCTCGTTTTGGCCCGCCGACCGGACTAGGCTTTCCTTCAATAAGTTTAGAGCATAATACCCTTCACTTAATGTGTCTGTCGTATAGGCCAAAGATTGAAAAAATGAAACTTTAGTCCCCTCTGGGACAAACTTTAGATCAAGTTCCGTCAAATCTTGACGCTCTAATGCAGTTTCAAGTTGTACTATAAAAGGATCTAATGGGTCCTGAATCCCATACTCCTGCTTAAATAAATTAAGGAAATCGGAATGTGCTTTAAGTCTTGCGGCATCCCGTAGGGCCATGCAATCCTCGGGCTTACTAGCCGGGTTGCTCATACATTCCGTAAGAGCATCTAAGACATCAGTAGCCCCCTCAAGGGCTTTCCGCCTCATGTCACGCAAGGCCTCATCCATTTTTTCCGTTGTCTTAGGGAAGGGGCGTTGGCCTTTAGACGTGCCCACCCCTTTAGCCTTGTCCTTAGTACCCTCTTGTTTCTCAGCTTCTTCAGCTTGGCTCTGGAAAATGGCATGCTGAAAGGTCATCCCGTCTAAGGACAAGTCCCCTAGAAGCCCCCTAAGTAATTCCCGTTGCCAGGGCTCCTTCGCTTTAGACAACACATCCTTACCAAGTTTGGCCAAACTATCGTCACCATTAGAAAACACATCCACTAAGTCATCGTCGTTTAATTCCTCAATGCCTTGCCTTAGCTGCTGACGTCCATCGGGGCCATAGAAATCGGGTGATAGAATATCACTAACATCTCGACCCTCTTCTTTTTGAAACCTTACCAAAGTCTTAAGCATCCCCGCAGGTTCCGGCAATAAGCTCTCTCCGCCTACCTGGCGTGTGCTTTCCTCATCCTCTTCCGCTACGGAAGCCATATAAAGGCCGTCCAAAACACGGGACATCTGGTTGCTTTGCGGGGAACCCTCAGCTAGACCTTCCAACTGTTGTGCTACCTGGCGAAAAGCCTCCTGGCGCAAATCAGCACCCAAGGAGGAATAATGGTCAAAGGAATTTTGAACTATGCCCCGCATCTCGTCTGGGCTGGCCTTTGTCTCTGTGATAGATGTCCTCTTAGCGGGGTTAGCTAAGACCTGCTGTCCATGCCTAACTAATGCAGCCGCTTCCCCAAAGGCTTCCGCTGAAGTCCCTGGACGGGTCATCTTTTTTATAGCCTGTTGTACATCCCTAATTAACTCAGGAGTTAGTTGGCGATTCGGTAAAGAACGCTTCATGGTGGCATAAGCCGTTGCCGCTCTTTCCGCTGCTTCCCCTTTATACTTATCCAACAGATTGTCACCCTTGGAGTCAGGGTCACCCATATCCTCAAGATCTTTCTTAAAGGTATCTAAAGAAGAGGGTGCCTTTTTAGTGGGGGTTTCCTTTGGGGCCTTCTCATCTTTCTTATCTATAGGTGGCTCTGGAGTATCCTGGGGAGCTTTCTTCTCCTTGGGGGCTTCCTTTTCTCCACCTTGAGCAAAAGTTTGGGCATCTTGTTTTTTCGGGTACGTGTGTGTAGCACCTGAAGAGTTCATTCCTACCCAACCGGACTTAGACTTCCACACCTCTCCAGGTTTACGCTTAGGTTTACGCTTAGACTTAGCAATTCTCTTATAGTTTAATGATAGGTCCTTATCGTCATCTGCGCCTTGACCATCAACATCCTTATCTTTCTCTACTTGCATCCTCTCCCGCCGCAAGTCCTGACGAGGGGGTTTCATCTTAGGTTCCGGACGTAAAAGCCTTTGGGCTTCTTCATCTTCCTTTTCCCCGTGGGTCTTAGTTGCTAGACGGCATAGCTCTTCAAAAGCCTCTTCCGGCTCCGTCCCATAAGGACATAAACAAACACCTCTGGGCAAGCCTACACGCTCATCCTCTAGGACCACACCCTTGTTATGTTCATCGCACCACACCCAAACATGATCATTAGGGCAGATAAACCTACTGGGGCTGCTTCGTGTTTGGATAGCATAATACTGACCACAAACAGGACAATAGCGGTAGACATCCAGAAGAACGTCACGGCGAGCCTGTAGAGCATCAAGGGAAGCTTTCTTCACTAGCTTCTCACTAACGGTGCCATCCTTCAGGAACTCTGTCTCTAAGCCAATGACTAAATATTGGTTTTTCAAGGTGGTAGGCTCATGTCCTACAGCTTCCGCCGTTTCCTCTAAAGCCTTCTTAAACTCTTCCTTGAGTTTCTTCTCTTTATCTTTTCGTTCGGAAGGTAATGATCCACCCTTACTACGGATAGCTTTCAAACGTCTTTGCATCTCTGAATTAGCGTGATACCCCCGGATGTCCTTTGCGGAAATACCAAAGGGTTTCAGATAAGCATTCACATCCTCAGCTTTGCAGTCCACTATATCGTCATTGGGTTTCTTTCCCTTCACAGCATCCTTCAATGCCTTTACGGAAGCAGCCGTCTCAATGACCTTCTTATGTTCCACTCCGGACTTACCTATATACTTAACTGTAGCTTTACCGTTTGAGAAAGTTACATGCTTGACTTGCCAACCAGTAACCCCGTAATGCCCATCCTTTGCAGAAACATCATTACCAACCCTTTCATAGGTAACATCCATAAGGCCCACAGCTAAAGCCGTAGCCTTTGTTTTATCATCCTTGGATTTTAGGTCTTTACCGATTTGGGATCTCAATTTCCCGATAGTCTTCCGGAGCTTCTCTACTTTCTCAGCCTTGGCTTTATTACGGTTTGTAATCTGACG